ATTGCCCCGCAATCTCTCCCCACAAGAAAAGGCCGGTCAAGCTACTCACCATAACTCAACCGACCTCACTGTCACTCACGTGACCTCACGTCACATCACAGTACCTTACCGCACTGTCCTGTACTTGCCAACCACCGTGCCATGAAGTGGTCAGCGAAAGGGAGGGGGAATGAAAAGAAATACCTACTCATTACATAAATAGTATAGCATAAATAGACGGGAATGGCAAGTTAGAATTTTGATAATATATACGTCATGTCAGTTTTAACTTGTGCATTACTGAACCAAATGTTACCCGCTCTAAAGTTACGTACAATAGCGCTCAGTTTATAATCCTTGCGCCATTCTTTCGCAAGAATCATATTCTCACAACGATTGTTTCCAATCGCATATTTATATGGATATTCCATATTCACATCCTTGTCAATATAAAATTTACCTAACATTGTATCGATATACACACCATAATAGAATCCGTCTAGGTAAAGCGTTGCAAAATATCTCGCGGTTTTTTCCTTTTTGGCTATAAAATCATTTGTATCATAGGCGAACTCGCCACTGTTATAATCTCCATAACGTGTGCCTTGTATCAAAGTTTGAAAGCGTGACTTTTCTCCGTCACCTTTAGAATAATCATCTCCGCAGTTTTGAATTAGTATTTGTTTTACTGAATCATTAAAATTGAATGTGTTAAACTCCTTGTTTGCGTTTACTGTAATATTGAAATAACTAAAGTAAGGGGAACTGATAGACGTTTTGTTTGCCAATAAATAAACGTGCCCGTTCCGTTGTCTAAAGATTGAGTCCACCATATTCAAGAAGATTTCCACCTCATTAGGAATGTACATATTATACCCGCCTTTTTCCGGTAGAAACTCATCAAAAATAATCGTGGTTACTTTATTAAAGGAACTTGACTTTAGGTTCGCATACAAACTCAACGGCATGGCATATCCCATTTCCAATCCATTTATATAAAATCTTGTAAATTTCTTTCCAGCACTTATTTTAAATTTATCTTTTGGAAAATTCTCAATCATATCATTCAAGAACGTATCTATGTTTTGCATATCTGTTTTATGTCTTTTTATATAAAAGAACTGCTCTCCTTTTGTCTTGAACCTTTTAATTGCATCTTTTTTAAACCCATAAGTTTTACCGATACCACGACCACCTAAAATAAAGTTTAGAAATTTGTCATAAGACTTCGCACGGGCGGGGTCATACCATTTGAATTTTTTAGGCATCTACTACCTCAATGAGCGGTGTAGCGTTGACCCATATTCCATTGTTTAATTTCACACGATTTTTAGTCACGTCCAATTCTGTCACAATCTTTTCATCCAAATAAACAACCGCATTGGTGTTCGCCAAATAATTGTCTTTGTTACCGTCGCTTGCATCATATTCACTAACTTGTGAGATAGGATACCATCCGCCTAGTTCTTCGAGATAGCAACACATATCACCACTAATATTTTTCAATCCTTGGTTTCCGATTTTCATTGGTTTACTAGACACGTGTGACCCTACGTGTAAGATATCATCACATCCATATTGATTCAATCCACTTTCGCTATGCTCATTCAGCACATTCGGTCTAAATGCATAATAATCTGTAATGCTATAGGGTAGTTTAACTATGTTAAAATTTGCGCCACCTGTTGGATAGGCTTTTCCGCCTTGGTTTTGTCCTAGAAAATATCCATAGCCATTGCCACAATCTCCGTCATATATTGCAATATGTGTATAAGGTGTATAATAGCTTTTTTGAAAGGTTACGATATCGCCTTTTTTGAGCACATACTGTAAAGAGTTATAATTTAAGATACCGTTTGAATTTCGCAAGGTATAAATATCTCCAACATATCCCGTCAAAGAACATCGACAAACGGTTTGACCTAAATACTGTGCATACTTAGCATACCCATCCCAACACTGAGCGCCATATGCTCCATCTAAATCATAGCCATTATTCAATACCATATTTTTAAATTCTTGATAGCTTTTTCCCATGAAAATCACTCCTTAAAATAATTGGTAAAATAAGCCATAGTCCATCATCTCGTAATATAATGATGTTTCTATTGTAATAATAGCGTCACGAGAACCTTGCAATACTTGCGCTAAAGTCTGCACCCCAATATTTCCGGACCTGTGAAACTTATAAGTTTCCGTTCCCTCTGAATCTGTCTGTGAGTTCGGTTCGGAAATAGACTGCGCAATACTGTCAACATATCCCGTACTTTCTAAGTCTACACGTCCTTGTGGTGTTGCGCTTGTAAGATTTGTAGCTTTATCTTTTCCACTTGCCTTACTTCTTCCCGTTGTTCCTCTCGTGTATTCTTCATCATAACTGGTGTTCCATGTCGGATTTTCTTGGTCTTGGAAAGGAATAGTTTTAAACAGACTGTAATAACGTGGCATATTTACAATCATCCAATGTCTGAGTTCAAAATGCCAATATTCATACGTTTCCTGTCCAATTTCGTCAAAAAAGAAATGGTGGATGATTCCTGTTTCTAACGCTTTTTTCTTTTCTTCTTCTTCGTCCGTATCGCTATAAAATTCATAATCAAAATCAAAAATCTTCTTTCGTGCAATCTCAATGATTTCATCGCGTGTTAATTCATAATCACTTTGTAATCGTTCTACGTTTGTAAGTGCGTCACAAACTTTGCTTAGCATCATGGTATATTTACTCATCGTTTGCATTTTCTTCACCGCCTTTTGAAATGTCTAAATCAATAGAATTGTTGTTTACTTCAATCATATCCAAAATATCGTTATAGGCTCTAAATGATACTTTCACATTCGTTCCATATTTTTCATTCAGCTTTTTCACAAACTTTTCTCGTTCGGAAAGCCAAATATTGCGTGACGCAATGATTTGTGTATTGTTCGCGTTTACTTCTGCACTTTGCACACGTTCCTTTTTATCTTGGTTGGCATTGTCAATTCCTAGAACAGTCATACATTCTCTAAGAATAGATTGCTTTAAAACGTTGACAGATTCCGCTACCCACGGTGCCTGTGTCGGCAAAACGTTTATACTATTTAAATCAAAGTTTGACCATGTGAATATAGTTTTCACACCTTTTCTTACTTGGTCTATAAAATTCTGAAACATGGATTTCATGCGCTTGTCACCTGCAATGATATACGGTGTCCATTGAGCGTCTAAGTTTACGTCAATAGTTCTTGAACATAGGGAAAGTTCACGCGCATAATAGTTTATAAAAGGAATCGTTCCAACAAAAAGCGGACTGTTCTTACATAGAACAACTTCATCCAAAGAATAGTTTTTCGTGAGTTCTCCTGTTGGGTCAACCCCTCTAAAACTAATAGGAAGATAATAGTGATTGATTCGTCCGCCCATAGCACACTCCAAAGCGGTCAAACCGAAAATATCATCATTTACAATAATCAAGAATCCTCTTGTTTGTAAAATATATTCTAAATAAAATTCGTCAATGCTTTCTGGTAGATTTTCATATTGGAACATATTCAAAGCTATTTGTAGTAAATAGCTTTGATATATGTTTTCCGTTTCAAATGTTTCCATTTGTGCATAGTCTGTAGGACTTTTAGAATAACCAAATAAACTTCTTTTTTGTGACATTATAATTAATCTCCTTTCTTGTGACTCAAAATCGAGCCATACTTGTCAACCTGTGTCGGGTCTGTTAATTCATCATTGTTTAGCGTATAGTTTGCTATATCTTTCGTGTGCCAAAGCGTAATACCGTTATCAAAACATTGTTTGATTCTTTCCAAATCGACTACATCAATGTCATGACTTACAATGTTACATTTTACGGTTTGAATATAGTTCCAGCTTTTTCTTGTGTGTAAATTCGGTAATTCCACTAGGTTGGTTGCATAACCTCGAATTGTAAAGGATAATTTCGCCCTATTTTTGTATTCTTCGGTTGGCACGAAAAACATGAGTTTTGGTGTTAGTAAATTTAAGGATAACATTCTATAAACATCATTTGACCCACTAACCAATGTATCAGCGGTTGCTTTAGCATCGTTGATTCTTGCTCTGTAGGAATCGATAGCATTTTGTATGTTAGTTTGTCCTTGGTATCTTGTAGTCGCATTTCTTAATTTATTCATTACTGCAATACTTGCGTTGTTGGCTTGGTTTGTAGCGCCCACATTTTGCCATGCGTTCGTGGTTTGAGCGCTTAGCCTTGCATTGTTGGCTTGCATTTGATTGTAAGTATTTGCTCCGCTTTGCATTTCATTTACAATAGCTTGTCCACCTGTAAATAAAGCACCAATACCTGTATATGTTAGCGGGTTTGATAACATTCCACCCATAGAACCACCAACACCATTTATCAAGTAAGAATTTGCTAACTGCTCATTTGCTATTTCATTTAGGCTTTTATTCATTTCTGTGTTATATCCGGTTTGTTGTAAGCGTAAATTATTTTGAATAGCGCCCTGTTGTGTCATCGCACTTCCTGTCATACTTGCAATCGTGTTTGCTGTTTCCGTGTTTCTGATTGTGTTTGATACACCAACATTCATTGAATTTTGTGAGCTTTGCAATAAAACGGCGGTATAATCGGAAACAATAGGCAAACTCATTTCATACCCATCTTCAAAAGAATCACTCATACCGTCTAGGATATTTCCAACTCCGGTATTATTTACTTTATAATTTAAAGGAATATAATTACTTTTTGAACTTCCAACCGTTCCGATGGCAACGAAACTCACGTCTTGCGGGTCTTCCCATATTTCATTTTTATACGTTTTATATGTTCCATTAAAATTTGTCATGACAGTAAAGGCAAACGGATAACAAAATAATTTTGATTCTTTTTCATAAACAACATTGTTTCTTTTTATATTAAAATATCTTAATAAATCAATATCGTTTGAATATTCGCAATCATCCGAAACTGTCGATAAAAAAGAGGATGTGCTAGGAATTAGGAACTTATAGTTACTTTCTTCTGCATAATGGTACATAGAATCCGTGAACAAAACTTGATTGTTCACGTATTTGATACCCACTAAAGAATTACAAACTTTAATACTAACACATTTATTTACTAGATTTGTATCATTTCGTATTGCGGTATAAATGGTATTGAAATTTGTTATATTTGCTGGATTTCCGCCCGCCGTACTTTGTATTTGTATATCGGTTAGAACACCTTTTGATCCTGTAAACGGGAAAATATAGGTTCGTAATACAGTCGGAACACCTTGTTCAAAATTTGCCCATTCGGAATCATTGAAGCCACTTGCCATCGTTATGACGATGAAATTGATTTGATTTGCTATTGGAAAAATATCGACAACATTTCCACAAATCATCTCCGTTCCTAACTCAATATTTTCGGGTTGTGTATTCACACAAGGCAATAAATCTCCGTTTGAATTGTACCACCTGTCACGGTGTTCATATGCTATATAACTTGGCAAAAAAGATTGTTCTATTTCAAAGCGCCATGTCTGCATGACGTCGGTTTCAAAGGAAATTGAACAAACAGAATCACTCACATAGCCTACTTGTGTTATAAAACAGTAAATCCATTTACTTCCCGCTCCCGCTTTTCGGTTTTTATAAATCATATAGTTATATTTTCTGATTTCGTCAAAGTCACCCTCAATATTGACTACCCCATTGACTCTCTGATATGTAAAATCATTAAAAACTTTATACTCAAAGTTATTCAAAAAGAACTGCAATTGACTTTCTTTATCTTCATACACACCCCAATAGGTATTATTCATCGCATCACATTCAACACCTTTTAAAATATAAATTTGTGTTTCCGGTGTAAATTGATTATTATACACTCCAATGGTCATGTTATCACCTCTTAACCTTAGTTTAACACAAAAATAAAAAGAATGATATAGTCACTATATCATTCAAACTGCAATAAATAGTCATATAATTCCTGTGCTTTTGTTCCTCGTTCCGGCTGGTTCGGGTCAAAGGGTCTTTCATAGTTTGCTAAAAATTCAATGGCGCAAGTGTAAGGGTCTTTGGTTGTCACTGAATATTCTCTAAAACTTTCAGGATAGGTTGCGGTTGCAATCCACTGTTGGTTGTTTTCCATTTCCCACTGAATTCTATCGCATTCCGCTTGACCAAATTTTGATACATCATTCAGTCCTACCTGTTCCTCTAACCAACTGATAATCTTTGTATATGGTGTCCACTGCACAAGTCCAAATCCCCACCTGTCGGGTGGCTGGTGCCATGGGTCGTCACCTTGCCACCGGTTAGGATTCACGGTTGATTCATACCATGCGTTCCCTAATATTCCACAAACGGCATTGAGGCTCCACCCTTTTGCTTTAAAGTATGACCAAAATACTTTACAGTTATTTAAGGCTTCCTCTTCATTCAGTGGTCTAGTACTGTTTATCGTTCCAGGTATGATCCATTCGCCTGTTGGTGGTTCCGGTTCCGGTGGTTCCGGTTCTTCACTCGGTTTTTTCATCAAGAAAATGTCAATTCCCATGCCGTCCATAAATAAAGGAATATATTTGTTTTCTGTTGGTTCCGGTTCCGGTTCCGGTTGGCTACCGCCCTCATACGTTGCAAAATTTAAACCCAAAGACTGCACAATATTTGTATCGTTTATAAAATAAATCTTTGTTGGGTCGGTTGACCCCTGTAGGGCATAACATAAATTACCATAAGCACAAGTCACCCCAAAACTAACATTACCGACATTAGGTAGTGTACTTTGGTCTAAGTGACAATGGTCACCGGTAATATTTCCACTTGTTCCCGTATGCGCTATAACTTCACCTTGTTTAAAACTCGTCTTGGTTGGCGGGTTGTTTTGGTGGGTAAAACATACCGTCACATAACCCAATGTCCACCCGTTCCCGTTAGGGGTTGCATACCATACAGGATTGTCACTTGTATAACTTCGTTCGTTCCCGTCTGCCCAACTCCATACCAAATGGCAACTGAAAGGTGCATACAATGGATATTGTGCGGTATTACCTACAATATCAATAGGATGTCCACAACAGTGACTTAAACTACTAGGTCCACTTACCTGTGTAACATACAACATATCCATAGGAAAAAGGCATACTTCATGACCGTCACTTGCAACTAAAGTTTGTCCGGCTTTCACTCCACAATCATCTCCTCTCACTAAATTATGAAGATAGATATTATTCAATTCATAATAAAAAGAACTATTTAATACTAAAGAAAAAGAGAAAAGAAAAGCTATAATCGCTTTAACTTTTCCCTCAATAGGTTTGCTCTCTTTTTTAGCCCGCATTTTTCGCATAGTTTTATAAAATACATATACGATTCTTCTAACTGTTCGGTATTTAACCCTTGTAAACTGTTTGGAATTTCGCTTGGCTTTTTGATTTTGTACAACCATGACATATCACATTTTTTCATATTCTTACACTGTTACAAAATAATGTCCAATCAGCTGGTCCGGTGTGTAGAATAACTTAATTGTTCCACCGTCTGCTTCTCCTGTACGTTTACACTGATACAATACACCATTCCATTTGTAATATTTACCGTAGGTGTATAAATACCCGTTATGTGCAATATCATTATCCACAATAACAATAGGGTTTGCCTGTGTTCCACTTTCTTCCGTTGTGGCTGGATTTATGATGTCAACCAAACTCGGTACATTTTCGGGTGTTAAAGTTTCCCCGTCCGGAATTACATTTAAAACCATGGCATTGATTGTGTTTTTAATTTCTGTCTCTAAATTACTAACAGGAATTTCCGGCTTATTTTCAATCAACTCTCCGTCAACATATTTATACCATATCAAATAGTCCTTATTGTTTTCTTGGATATCAAAAACATCACAATTTTCATCATTAAAAGTTTCGCCCTCAAAGACTAAGTAGCCATATCGCTCAAAGGCTTTGATTTGTTTTGTTTCTTTATCAACATAAATTTTCATAATTATCACCGCTAATTTTTACTATATAAAATAGTCACCCAAGAATCATCAAAATTTGAATCCGACCCAACTACAAAACTAATATCATTACGCGAAATATACAACATTACTGCTTGCCCCGATTCTGCTCCATACCTTGCGGGTCTTGGTAAAGAAACAACAATACCGCTGGAATTTGATTTCGCATAGCTCAATCCAGGTACTTGCACATAATTAGCAATACCACTAACATTGTGCGCAATAGTCGGCGATGAATCGGCAGTTAGAGTACCTGTGTGAACAATTTTTAAATAGGCCTTTTTCCCGTCCCACAAATTAAAGTTAAGAGGTATTTCTGTATCTGTTTCTAAATCGGGCAGTAAACCGTCAATCAATGCTTTTAACTGTTTTCCTTGGTTGGCACTCAACGCTTTATTGGTTGCCGTGGTTGTCAAGTTATTTACAATGTCACTATCTTCTAATAAATTATAGTTTGTAGTACCTTGGTAGTTTTCCATGTTTAACATTTAACTCACCCCCTATTTAAAGAAAATTCCTTTTTGTAGTTTCGCTTTGATTGTTGCAATTTCGGAATCCTGTTCACTGTCACTTGACTGTAAACTTGAAATATTTGAGTTCGCGGTCTGCATTTGTGTTCGTAACTGTTCGATGCCTTGCGTAACACTCGGGTCTGTTCCCACTTCGACACCATCAATCAATGCTTTCAACGCTTTCCCTTGGTTGGCGCTCAATGGTGCGGTTGTGCTAGATGATGCCAAATTATCGACAACATCCTCATCCGTCAAAACATTATAATCTTGGTTACCCTCATAATTTGTAGCCTGTATCATATTTATCACTCCTTACTTATAATACACGAGCTTGGCTATTTTTTTTTTAAAGCCTCGAGTTCATCTGCCATTGTTTTTGGAATAAAAATGGCTCTTTGTAAATATTCAATTAAAGTGTTTAATTGCGTTACAATATTTGAGATATCTTCTTCTGTAATCAAATCTTTGTTAGAACCATTTTTTGACCAAACGGGTTTTTCGTTGGAATAAATAACCGCTTGGCTATCATCATGTCCAATATCAACATAATTGCTAGACCCTACGTGTCTAGTCTTTGCTAAATTGACTTTTTGACCACTTGCGCTCGTTCCGTAAACACCTGTACTCTCTTGGAACTGTAAATCTCCACTCATCACATCTCCGGTCTTATTTACTTTTTGATTCCACATTGGATTCTGTGCAATAATCTCATTTAAAGTACCGTCTGATTTCCATTGGTTTAGAATTTCCTGTGTCTTTTCGTTTGCAATCTGTGAGATATTTTCCGTAACGTATTGTTCAAAATTATTCCAATCGTCTAACAAATCATCCATACTATTGTATGTAATTTGCACATAACACTGTAAATACACTAAAGCCTCATAGATATTCATACCGTGATTAAAGGCGGACATATAATTGGAACTTAAATTTCCAACATCCGGTAACGGTTTAAATTCGGGTAATTTACTCATTTGTTCCACCCTCTTCATGTTTCAAATCCAAAATCGTATCAATCTTTGTGCTTAACTTTTCCATAACAACTGTGTTATTCTCAATTGTTTTTGTGAGCTCCTGTGTCTCCGTTTTGTGTGAACTGTTTAACTCTTCGATCTCGCTTTTGTGCTGGTCATTCAAGTATTTGATATAATACCCCATGACTAAACACATACAGATTGGAAAACCTACAGTACTAATAACCTGTACAATTGCATTGACTTCATCCATGTTCCATAATCTCCTTTCTTAGCCAAAATATAGCAAAACGCTATATTATTTACATTTCCATTATAGCAAAAAATAAAAGGGGTTTACACCCCTTTTTATTTTTATGCCGTGATAACTACCTGTAAGATAGCCTGTACTTTTGAAGTAGAATCTTTGACAGTGATTGTCTTAAGACCGGGTGTGGCACTTCCTGTGGCACTAACTGTCATACTACGTTTGTCATCACTCAGTGTTGCGGTAACTTCACTATTTGCACTTGACGTAGCAGTAATGTTTTCGGTTGCGTCAACACTTGTCTTTGTCACGTCAATAGCAACTTTGGTTGACTGATTGGCTTTTAATACGACCGACTGTGGTTTTACTTCAATAGCAGTAACCTTTTCTTCTGCCATTCCACTTACAAACGCAATCGCATTGGCAAATCGAGATGTTGCGATAGATTCCCAATGGTGCAACCAATAGTTCCAGTACAATCCCTCAGCATTGTATTTTGTAGTAACGTTATACTTTTGATCAAATACTCTATAGATTTCACTATCTACCAATAAAGCCTCGATTGTTCCATTTTCTGTGCTAGGCAATGTCGGAATCACTAACACATGGGTTTTAAAACTAGCGACATCTAATTGGAAAGTCTGTGCTAACCATTCAATGTTAAGATAAGAATTGGATTTTCCGGTTAAAATAATATACAGGTCGTCCATTTCATTCTGTTTCGTTACACCCATAGCATTATATTCAGATGTTGGCTCTGTCAAATAGCTTGCGTATTCGGTCAACTTCTGTGCCAACGCTTTTGCACTGTCGGCGTCCTGTACAGGACTCGTCAGCTTCACAATTTTCATATGCCCGTTTTCGTAATGCGTAGCTAAAGCTGATTTCATGTAATTGTAGTCATCTTTATTGTCACCATTGTACAAAGCGTCCACAATACGTGCAATCAAAGATGTCACACCATCCCATGTTACAAAATAAGAACGTAAGTCATCATCTGTGATAGTCTGTTTATAATAGGATTTACGGTTGACAATATAGAAAACATTTTTAATGTCCGGCAATTCACGTTTAAACTGGTTTGTTTCAGCCTGTTCTTGGTTATACTCATATTCTTTTGCAACATCCACAAAATATTCTTCCATAGTGTAGCCTAATGGCATATCTTCCGTTTTAAATGGTGCCAACTTGTTGGTAATAATATTCTTGTGTGCAATCGAACGTCCGATTCTTGTTGCTAACGTAATCCATTCGGTCGCTAACGTGTCGGGGTACTGTAACAACCCGTCCATAAAGTCTAGGGAATTGACTTCATAAGGATCTCCAACAGTACTACGTAAGTTAGGACTAGCACTTGTGTACATTGCATGAGCAACATCCACGCTTGTAGGGGTTACGTCTTCCCCTGTTGATTCTTGAATGGCGCTCAATACTTGCGCCTTTGTTGTTTTTGCCATGTTTAATCACTCCTTTAATCTTTTAACATTTTTGAAATATCTAAGCCTTTACTTTCAGATTTTTGTTCGGGTTTATTCTCTACACCCAAACGCATAAACAATTTTGAGTTTGCCTCAACTAACGAACCATTTCGCTCTTGTAAATTAGAAACTTGGCTCGAAAGCTCGTCAATCCGTTCATATAATGCATTGGTTTCTGTTCGCACTTCATCCAACATTGTAGAACGTTCTGCTCTGTCGTCGGTCTCCAAAATCTGTGACAACTGTTGTTCCATTTGCGCCCGTTCCATATCATCACACCTTTCCTATTATTATAATAGCATATTTTAAGTCAAAGAAAAGAAAAAAGACGTTTTTAACGTCTTTTTTCTAAAATCAAATGGCCAAAGTAGCATAAACTGTCATACTAGATTCATTACTTCTAAATCGGGTAGGAGGATTTTACGCCTAATGAACCCCACCAACGAAAGACAGACTTCATTTATGTACCTTGTATCTTTATTATAAACTATTTTAATTCTTTTTCAATATCCTCAAACGCTTTTTCACATACCCAATCTTTTAATTGTTTGTTTCTTCGTTTCGTATTCAAAAACAATCGAACTGCTTTTTCTTTTTTCGGTACAAAAACAGTAAATCGTTCATACTTGCTTTTATGATGTCTGTTAATATAATCATAATTCTTCTTTTTATCTTCGTTTGATTTTGAATTTTCTGTCATATAATACAACACCCCCTTTCACGTGTGCTTTTTTCAAACAGTCGGGCACTTCATTGCCAACTCGGAAATTATTAAAGGTTATATTCTGTTTCGCTTTTTCTGTCATGCCGGCGCATTTTACGTTTAACCGATAGCAAACCCCGTCACGCATATAATATAGATTGTCTTTTTTATCGTGGTCAAAAATATATTCTTTTTGGTGGTCACTGTAATCTTTATAGCTGATTTCAATTTCTTCAATATAGGCTTTCGCCCCGATAAAGTAAGCTCTTTTAAATACACTTTCAAGACCCCAATAGCCTAGTTCTTTATCGTCAATAATATCCTCAATCGCTTTCGGTGTTTCTGTTCCTATAAGGTGTATAGAATCCGTATCGATATAAGCCACCCTGTCAATACCTACTTTTTGTGCGGTGCTTATTGTGTACTTTCTAGCATAGGCAGTAACAAACGCACCATAGGGCAAGTAAATAGGGTCACGTTCCTGTTTGTCTTCGACTTCCTGCACTCTTCCATTTTCGTAAGTGGTATAGGTCGGTATTTTTGTTTTTAGAACTCCGCTATCATCCAAATACGGTATTTTAGGTGTAACATCGGGGTTGGTTGCAAACTTACCATAGACACTATTCATTTTTCTTTTAGCGATAAACCGTTTCACTCCATGCTCTTTCTTTTTTACTTCCATGCACTCGTCAATAAATTTGTTGGCAATTCCCACAACACCTTTAAATTTATAGCCACTGTACCAATTCACATCATACACATCATACTGTTCATTTATGAGTTCCCAATCCACGTTAGTCAATACCATAGTCACAACATCACCGTCACTTGACTTCACGTATTTTTTGCTTCCAAACATAATGCTAAACCGGTCTAAACTGATACACTCTATGTGTTCTTCTTTTAATTCAAAGCCAAAGGAAACTTTACAAATCCATAACGGGTACAATTCTGTTTTTTGTGGATCTCCTGTAAAAAATACAGGCGCACCATAGGGCAAGAGTTCTGTATACATCCGGCTAGGATATAGACTATTTACGTCAAACACAATGCCCTCATTTATTACTTTTTCTTTAAATCGTTCGTTTGCCCAAACAAATCCACCCATATAACTAGGCCTTATATCTTTATCCGTTTCTATTGAAATGACAGGAAATATTTTTTCAAAGTCATCCGGCAGTGTTTCTTTAAAGGCTTTAAAACTGCTTGCGGTTGCGGTCATTTTATCAAAACCCTCATTAAAGCACTGTTGCAATGCCATAGCTATAATGTCGATATCATTGAAGAGATAGTCTTTTTCTTCTATTGTGAGTTCATGACCAATTTCCCTGTACTCGTCATAATCGATTTTCAATTTTCGTATTGGTAATTTAAAGTCAATCGCAATCTGCTCCACGCTAAACGGTATCAATTTCAAACTATCCCAAATCACTGTTTTTGTTGTGTGCTTTCCCTTTACACTCCAATAGATTTCTATGCAATACCAAAGCCCCTGTTTAGATATGATAGTTTTAAAACTGTTTGTTTTTGGTCTGTCTGTATATTCAAATCCATTGGATAAAAGCCACGATACAATGAATTCCCCGTCAAAGGCTAAATTATGAAAATATAGCTTTTTATTCTGATTGGAAATCCAATCGACAAAACTTTTCATTGTGTTTCCGTAGAATTTCTTATCAACATCAAATACATTACTTGCTCCCCATGCCCAGACCCGACAGTCGTTCGGGTCTGTTGTAGTTTCAAAGTCACAACTCCAAACTTCATTTTTTCTTTTTCTTGCCATTTTGATTCTTAAATTTATTTAGTGACGTTTGTATTTGACGTAATTCTAAGGTTTTATTATTATCTCCAATTCCTAGTTCTTCATATCTGAAAGTATCCAAACTTGATTGCTCTTGATAAAACCACGTTGTGAATTGAGAAACGCTCATACCCTTTATGTTTTTCGACATTTCTCGAAACTGCTTTGACGTCAAATTGCCTTTTTTCTTTTGTTTTCTTAAGGCTTTAATATAATTGTTCTGTAACAATTCTTGCTTTTTCATTGGATTTTTTGTATTTCTTTTTAGTGTTTTGATTCTATCTTCCAACTGTTTTTTAGAAGAATAACTGTCAATGTTTACGTGTTTTATGTCTGTAAATAAAGAACTTTTATCATCTAAAACTAACCCTGTCGCTCGTCTAACTGTGATATCTTGTGCAATACCGCCCACCGTCTGTGGCAAGTCACCTATTTTGTTTGCTAACTTTCGTTTTTGTCTGTTCTGTTTGTCAATCAATTTATTTGCCATACGTATATCTTTTCTGTTGAAAACTACGTTTCTGTCATTTTTGTAATATTGATTATTTAAAATAAATCGTTCTGCCTGTCTTTTATATTTATTTAGTTCTTCACGGGTACGAAAACTCATGTAATTTCGTGTAGTAAATTCAATATCAACACCCATATTTTTTGCTTTTGTTACGGTTCTTTTAATACTGGCATTTAAATTTCTAAATGCCACTTGGTCTTTGTAACTTCTTCTTATTGCCATTTTCACACATCCTTTCAACGCCTAAAAAGAAAGGGTGTCATTATTGACACCCTATCAAAATTATTCATTAACAACAAATGTCAAATATTTATTGTTTGAACTAAAGGATTTCTTTTGAATCGGTGTGATTACAAGCGGTTTTTCATTCCAATCATACGTAAACACCTGTTTTGCTAAATTCATAGCGTCGATAAAACTGTTTGAGTTTGTAGCATAAGCTTTTCCCGAATCGTCAATCACTGTAATGATTTTACGAACTTTGATTTCTCCTGTTTTTTCGTTCAAATCTTCTTTTTCCTGTACGAAATAACCAATAATTGGAATCGCTTGTCCTACCATATCGGAAAGACTTGCTTCAGCATTGTTCAAAGCGTTAAACAGTTTGACTTTATCGCTTTCCTTAACATTCATCAAATTTGTTCCTTTTGTTTCCATAACTTCATTCATAATTTTACCTCTTTTCTATGTTATTCAATTTTGAGCAAACCTAAGCAATATAACATCATTTTAAACGATCGTTTTTGTATTTTACATTGTACCACCCCTTTTGATTTTATCCAACTCTAACTGTCGCAAAACGCTCATTAGTATATCTTTCATTTCGTCCAGCGGGTTTAATAGATTCAAATTATATACATAACTTGTGAATCCGTCCACTTTAACTTCTAAGGTATTGTTCTTCTTTTTAAATTTAATACGTTTATAACCACGTATTTTCAATTCATATTGTAAAACATCCTGTATATATTCTTCTGTAAAATACATATTAACCACCCAATCTCGGCAACATTGTCCAATCAATCGTATTTCCAATCCAGCACCAGATGACCATGAGTCCTAATAGGAATGTAATTCCCACAAAAGCAATTAGAACTAACTTACAAAAGGCAAGCCATAACAGATAGATATTTTCTTTCAAGTTTTTCATTTTAAACACACACTTTCTAGTTCTTTCCGCAAGTAAAATAAATGTGTTACACCAAATACATCCAACGAGCCTAAGATAGCGCTTGAACCTGTTTTGTATAAAACAAAACCTTTTAGATTTCCTTTATTACTGTACATGCAATAAACTTTAAATGAATGTACCTCGTTTACATGTAATCTAGGGTATTTGTATTTGACTTCCTGTAAATACTCAATAAACTTTTCTGCCCATACTCTAGCATTGATTCTGTCATCATCATTTTTTGCTCTTAAACACATAATTTTTCCAGCCATTTTATTTTCCTCTTATTCTTCCTCGATCTTAACGTTATATCCCATATGTCTAATTTCATATGCCCTTATGATTGCGTCTTCTTCATCTTCATACTCTCCTACCTTATGCTTATTATACTGTAAACATCCATAATCATCAGTATAACTAAGAAGTGTATAAACAACATATTTCTTTTTCATCTGCCATTAACTTTTCATGTGCAATGTTTTGTAAGTCGCTTTTTTCAATTCTGTACTTTATACAAAACATTCCTAAATCATACGCTTTATTCTGTTGATCATATGCTTGTTTAACTGTTCTGATATCCATAGCCATTATTCATACACTCCAAACATATACTTCTTAATACGATCATCACCTACGACTTCACAGAATTCTTTAATGTTTCCTATATTTCCAAAATAATCTTTATGGTGTTTAATGCGATCATTTTTAGTCAAGAATAATTTGTTATATTCAAAATCAAAACATAATCTATAATTAGGTTGCCTAGTAACAAACTCTTTTTTATACTTATCTACTTGATCTAAAAACCACTTGTAATCTTCGGCTTCTTCTTCAGTTCTGAATACTAAATTATGTTTGATTACAAATTCATCTTGTTCAGAATCATATACATTTGCGATAATTCCTCCGTACATACCAACAAAAAAATAAAGTTCCCCTTTCTTCGGTATATATCTTCCTTTTGGTTTTACTTTTTCGATTACAACTCCTGACATGACTTTGCCCCAAAGTTTATAGTTTACATAGTTATATCCAGTATTTGAGCATCTACATAGTTGACCGTTTTCGCTAAAATAATATTCATGATTATCTTGCTCGGAAATAATTTTGAAATGCTCATTCGGCTTCAAATCATGTTCTTGCATATAAACTTCAATCCATTTATTCATAGTTCATTCATCTTTCTTAGAAATTCTATGATTCCTGTTGATTCAATAAACGTAATAAAAATTCTAAATCATTTTGCGAATACCAGTTACCACCTATTTTTATCATTCTTTTCATTTTATTTTTCATCCTTTCATTTTTCATTACCTCTTTCTTTTTACAATTATATTATAGTTCAACTATGCATTATTGTCAACACTTTTATTAAACATTATCTCAAAATTCTAACTTGCCATTCCCGTCTATTTATGCTATACTATTTATGTAATGAGTAGGTATTTCTTTTCATTCCCCCTCCCTTTCGCTGACCACTTCATGGCACGGTGGTTGGCAAGTACAGGACAGTGCGGTAAGGTACTGTGATGTGACGTGAGGTCACGTGAGTGACAGTGAGGTCGGTTGAGTTATGGTGAGTAGCTTGACCGGCCTTTTCTTGTGGGGAGAGATTGCGGGGCAAT